AATAGTTTTGATAATTTTTCCATTCGTCATAAAGCATTAGCCTCCTTTTCATAATACGGTCTGTAATTTTTGCGAATCATTCAAATTTGTTGACCGCCATCGTGTCTATAATGATGCACTCCAAGCCATCTTCCAACGTTGATTTGTAATTATCAAAATCTAACCAATAGCAATCCATTTCTTCTATCATATAGCTGATATCCCATCCGAGTTCATCGCCTCCGTCTATGCCTTCGACACCTAAAAATGACAAGTATTCATTTAATGAACAATCGCCTTTAATGGAAAGATTCCGATTTACATGATATTGGGCGTTTAACACCGCTGCCATTGTGGTTCTAAAATACTTCTTTGAGGCAAGATCATAGAAAAGCAACCGTTCACTTTCAGAATCCATGTCCATGTTGTAAACCTGATAACCCCAGTCGTAGGAAGACACCATGGCATCTTTCGCCATTTCCGCATGGATTTTATCATCCGCATCCTCTCCGTAAACTGTCTTGGCTGACTTCCGATATTGCTTATAGGATTCATTGAGCATAACGTATGCACTCATCAAAGAAGCCTGTTTCTTTTGATTTAATGCATTCGCTCCAAAGATACAAGCAATAGTTGAAACTCCCAGCAGTACAGAAGGAATATAAGTCAGCCCCGCTACTCGGACGATTTCTAATTTAGTTAGATTTTCGCCCTTCTCCAGCTCTGCCTCTTTCAACAATTTTATTGCTTTAGGGGTTGCCTGAACAGCCGTAATGGTTGTTGCAATGACTCCAATAGAAGCTACTACCGTTAAAATTGTCGGAGATGAGCGATATAATTGACGCCCGACTCTTTTCAAGATTTTAACTTTTTGCATAATATTCTCCTTTCGTTTTATCCTATTCCATGGCATATAACAGATCTTGAATATTTTCTCCAACCATCTTAGCGGTGGTAAATATAGAACTGTTCTGTTGATTCATAGAAGCAAAGTCATCCATTTTTTCTGTAAATGATCGAGCCATCGCTTCTAAATTTTTTATGGACGTTTTAGTCTGGGGAAAAATATGATCGGCTACATAATTTCGAAATTCTCCAATCGCCCACAATGTATTGCTCACCCTAGTGAACTCTTTCTTGTCGAATACCGGATTTGGCAACCATTCGTCCATTTCGTACATATCACATAGAATCAACGCCAATTCGTCCAAACTCAAATTTCTGACCACCTCCTTAAAATCCCCCTTTCTTGATTGATAAAAAATAAAAGAGAACCAGTATCGGACTCGAACCGATTACCTCCACGGAAGTGTGACGCTCTACCAATGAGCTAACTGTTTCTCCATAATAGGAATTGTAAATTTTGCGAAGTAAAAAGAAAGAGCCATTGCTGGCTCAATCCTCTTAATTTAAACCGATTTTCTTCAGAATTTTCATGAGTTCTTCTTTACTCATATCTGCATCAATACTCACATGTACGTGCGCTTTCTCATCTGAAATCGAAGCATTCAACTCGTTTAACTGGATATCTACGTTATATCCAAGCTTTTTATGTAATACCCCTTTTGCTAATTTCGAAAGCAACATCCGTGTAAATTTTGAGCTGATTTTCATTTCGTCCATCACCTTAAACTCCTTTCGCTTTTAATCAGTTTTCCATAAAAGGAGCTGTGATTTTTGCGGACTAAATATTTCTCCTGTCAAATACAGTCTCCCATCGTTCCCGCTTAATCGGCTTCATTTTTAAGGCCCACATAATCTGGCGAAGTGTCACAGTGGAATAAAGCCCGTCCATAGCCATTCCGGAATGTGTATCAAAGTATTCTTTAAAACGAGGATGCAAATATAAATCATCCGTAATCCATGGGTCCACGTCTCCCCACCAGGTACTCTTTGTTTTCTCGTCAAATCTCTGCTGAATAACTGCCAGTCCCTTTTCTCCGATTTGGAACAGCGTGCAGCAATGATAGACCGGATGGTCACAAAAATATACTTTTCCGTACATCGACAAATAGATGTTCGGTTTTTCATAATGGTATCGCATAATTTATTCTCCAAAAAGAAAAAGCCTATGCCGAAGCATAGACCTTCTCTCAATAATATTTTTAGTCATCAAATAGCTTACATGACGTTTTGCAATACGGGTATGGTCCTCCGCAGGCTCTGCATCCGGCTGGCGGAATATCTCCTTGTTCCATATCGAGCATTTCTTCCGTCCATTCTACTTCTTCATCGGACTCATACTCGTAATCCTCTTCGTCCACCTTTAATCCACACGATGGACAGATATAAACTCCGCATCCAGTCTTCGGATCTTCTGTTTGCCTCATGACGGCTCCACACCGATTACAAATCGCATATCCGTTATTCAGGTACTCAATCAATTCAATACCTTCGGGTTTGATAATTTTGTGGCTCATAAATATTATCTCCTTTCGTTTTTCGAAAGAACCGCTATTATTGTACGGTTTCTTCCGGTGTACGGTCAAGAGACAAAGAGCTCTTTGTAGCATCTCCTTTCCATAATAGCGTCTGTAAAAATCACGCAAAAACGAAGAGGACATGTATAAATCACGCCCTCCTCATTTCTGACCGGTTAATTACTTCTTTGTCGGTCTAAAACGATTGAACAATCCTCTGAATGTTGTTGAGGTATAGGTTCCCGTTTCTTCAAACTTAAATCCTTTCCGCATCCAGATGCCATAGAACATCAGTGGTATGAGAAGCTCTGCCGCTGCAATCCCCAGTTTGAAATATCGATCCTTCACTTGCTCGTCAAGCTGAGAACGCTTATACTGCTCATCCTGTACGTCAGCTTTGATCTGTTCGTCCAACTGTGATTTCTTAATCTCGTTCTCTCGGACATTCGCTTCACTTTCCAACGTACGCCGGCTTCGCTTATCCTCTGCGTCCAGCTCACTTTTAGTTTCCTCAATTCTCAAACGATACAGCTTTGCCAGATCCTCTATAGCCTTTGATTTCTCTTCGCTACCCGAATTCAGAGAAGATATCGCCTGAATCTCCGCTGCTATCTCCTCATTCAGCAATTCTTTGATGTTTTCACTCATTTTAGTTCTCCTTTCGTGAATTCATTAACTGTTCCATAAAAGGACTTGTTATTCGTGCGAAATATAATCTTTGATGTTGACTTTCAAGACTACATATCTTTTCTTATATATCGCATCCGCTCCCTTATGGGACAGCTCCAAAAACAAATAAGGTCCGCTGTCCGGATCAGATTGATCGATTCGCAGCGAACCAACGACATCCCTTCGGAATACCTGTCGTCCGAAAACAATTCCGATAATGATACCAACAATCATGCAAAGAATGAGCTCCATATTCCATCCCGCCTTTCAAAAAGATTTTTCTAAATTTCCCACCCGGGATTTTTTCAAATATCAACATAGCATGTCTTTCAGATACCTTGGTACTGTGTTTTAACCTAGGATAAAAAGAAAGAGCCATTGCTGGCTCAATCTCTTAAAATTTAGTAACTCCTTCCCGTTCAAATGTTTCTAAAACCTTCGCTGTTAAAGATTCATACTCATCTGGGTAAAACTTTGCTATTGATTTTTGGCATGCCGTGATACCTTTTTGGTAGCTATAACTCGCTAACAATCCAATACCGCAACACGCACATATCCCAGCCGCAATCAGTCTACCAATTTGTTGTTTTCTAATTTTTGCGTTGATTTTCATAAGTTCTTCCATTATGTGTCACTCTCCTTTCACAATAGGAGATGTTATTTCTGCGTTCCTTCGCCCTCATACACAATCTTCTTACGAAGTTCAGACCATGTTATGTATCGTTCTTTTCTGCATACCGGACAATAGAACTTACACACCTTCCCGCCAATATCTTCCAGTTCTTTCGTATCCGCCTCCAACCGGCTCTGGCAGTTAGGGCAATTAAACCGATAGACTTTTTTGACTGCTATGTCTACAATCTTCATTTCAATCCCTCGCTTTATTCAGTAACCAGAAGAATCGTCTGTACAAGTTGTAATAAACATCCTTGCAGCATGGAATATTTAACCTAGCTTTCAATATATCGTAGGACCATCCCTCGGTTACTCCTTTTAAAATGTAAGTGGATAACTCTGCATCTGTCGCAATCGCCGCTTGCTCGACCGTCTTCATACGCTCTAAATAGTGAGATCGAGCTTCTGCACATCGAGCAGTCGGATCGCCAACCACCCCATTCTTTGAAAATACTTCCATATCAGAAGGCCGCCGGCTAAGCCCATCCAAGGCGGCGTATGCTTTCTTCCATATCGGATACTGTAAACAGAAATGCTTCAGTTCATAGTAGCGATGACGTTCAATCCAATATGGATTTTTCTCAGATAATTCCGGGCGAATCGTTGTTCCCATATTAACGCTTCTCTCCTTTCCATAAATATCCGGTTTCTTCCCAGAGCCGCTTCGGAGAAATATAAAAGTTAATGCGTCCATACTTCGAATTCATCTCTTCAATGTTGGTAATCAACTTTCCGTTTCTAGTAGCCTTTCCAATAGGGAGCCATCCGGATATGATACCGGCTCGAACCCAGGAAGCATCTTTCCCATACACCCTGGCAACGACCGCTACCGGAACAGACCCCGGCGCAAATATAATTTCTTCCATTGGCTGTTACCTCCTTTCAACGGCTATTCTAGGATAAGAACCGCAATTTGTTAAAACAACCTCGGTGGCTATTTACATTGACTGAATGAAAAACCACAGTTAGAATGTAAAGTATCGAAAGGAGAACTATTTTTAAAGGGATGGAGGTGATGGTCATTGGTCAAAAAGCAGTACGTCTCTTATTCTAAGTGCTTTAAGCCGAAAGAGGAATCCAAACTTTTACCCGAGTACCTGGTTTTCCTTCTGAAGAATAAAGACACCAAAAAGCCTATGAATTACAGGCAATGCTACACAAAGTAATTCATCACGAGAAGCCGCCACCAACGGCTTCTTTTGATTTTTAACCATTCTCCATCCCTTTAAAAATAGTTCTCCAAACGATAAAAAAGAAAGAGCCCTTGTTAGGACTCCATTCTCTTGAAATACAATTTTTGTAGTTTTGCTCTCATTCTTGTCAATTCAATTTGAATCGCTTCTGCCTGACCAAAATTCTTACATCGTAAAAGCATATCCTCGAATATACGAATCTTAGTTTGTAAGTGCTTTTCCTCTTTTGACATCCTGAATCTCCTTTCGATTTTGTCTTTCACAAAAGGAGTTGTAATTCTTTCGAATTCTTCCATCGAGCCATCGTCATCTCGCATGGATAATCTTCATATCCATATGTCTCGCAGGTAATGAATCCCTCTAGTACGCCACGAATCACTTCGGCTTCGTACTGCTTATAAGGGGAAATATAATCCGGCAATTCTCTGCGTATCTGTCCGCAGGAAGGACAACGAAACCGATTTACTTTTACCCATGAAGTTTTTCTTCCTTTAATCCGAACAATTCTCAATACATTATCGTACCTCTTTAACCTTGCTCCGCAATTCCGGCAGGTTAATTCCTCATTGCTAACCATATACCCATCCCTTTAAAAAGTTTAAGTGTAGGAGTTGACAATTCCTACACTATCATATATGATTACTAATGATAAATCAACCTTGCCGCACAAAAATCTCGATTTATAAAGTATTTAGGGAGGTATTGAGAATGTTGATAAAATGCCCCGAGTGTGATCTACAGGTTAGCGATAAAGCTACTTTCTGCCCACATTGTGGCTATCCGCTACAACCCGATATCAAACAACGAAAGCCTCGAAGCAAGAATAACAAGCGAAGGCGACTTCCTAACGGTTTCGGACAGATAAGCGAAATCAAAAATCGGAATCTCAGGAACCCCTTTCGAGCTATGGTCACAGTTGGAAAGACATCCACCGGACGCCCAATATGTAAACCATTAAAACCGGAGTCATATTTTCCAACGTACAATGATGCATATACGGCCCTGGTGGAATACAATAAGAACCCGTATGATCTGGAACCAGATATTACGATAAAGGAACTGTATGAAAAATGGCTCAGTGAATACTTAAAAGATGCATCTGATACTTATATACGTTCTGTAAATTCCGCATGGACATATTGTTCTTCCATATACGATATGCGCGCAAAAGATGTTAGGGCTCGACATATTAAAGGATGTATGGAAGAGGGATTTCGAATCGAAACGAGAGGAAAAAAGAAAGGAGAAAAAATCCATCCATCGCCAAGTACAAAATCCAGAATAAAATCTTTATTTAATACTATGTTTGACTACGCTCTTGAGTATGAAATCGTTCCTATGAATTATGCAAGAACATTTGAAATTTCTGGAGACATTATTGTTGAAATAGAGAAAAACAAGAAAAAACACTTTCCATTTACCGATGATGAAATGAAAGTTTTGTGGCAAAATGTTGATAATGTAAAATTTGCTGATTGGATTCTCATTCAATGTTATATGGGTTGGCGCCCGCAAGAACTCGCTACCTTACGGTTGGACGAGGTCAATTTAGAAAAAAGGTATATGCAAGCTGGAATGAAGACAGAAGCAGGGAAGCAACGGATAGTTCCTATTCATCCAAGAATCCTAAAATTCGTTGAACGTAATTATAAATTTGCAATTTCTATCAATAGTGAATATCTTTTTAATGATAAAGGACAGACACATTCCGGTTCCTGGTCTGTAACGTACGACAAATACGCTAATCGTTTTGAAAAAGTGATTAGTCAATTGAATCTAAACCCGAATCATAGACCTCATGATCCACGAACAACCTTTGTTACGATGGGGAAAAAATCCGGTATGGATGAGTATGCACTTAAAGAAATGGTTGGACATACCATACAAGACATAACAGAATCTACTTATACTGTCCGCGATTTGGAATGGCTGAGAGAAGATATAGAAAAAATAAAATAGCTTGTTTTTAGTGTAGGAATATGGGTGTAGAAGTAGTGTAGGGATAATGTATGAGTTACATACATTTCCCTACTTTTTTCTACTTTTAACAACATCTTAAATCCTTAATTTTACTGGATTTCTTAGAATTTCCCAGCCTTTGCCGCTTCCTCAATAGAAACAGGAAACCTTGTTTTTTAGCTATTCTTTTATCAAAAGTATAGGAATATTCAAGAAGTAAACGACATTTCTACACCTTTTTATACACCGTTTCACCCTGTAGTACATTATTCGAATTATCAAGAATCTTTTCTCCATTTGAATCCTGAAGAGGGTCAAGAAACGAATATCGCTCCGGATAATCGGCAAATGCTGTTCCCACAATCTGCGTCCCGTCTGCTCTGTGAGCCGTATAACCTCTTAGCAGAGTTTCTTCTGTCACAGTATCCCCAGTCAAATCTATGAGGGTTCTGCCGCTGTAAACGACTTTATTTGTAGCCATTTAAGCCTCCCTCCTACCCGATAGTTACCGTAGTACCTCCAGCGGGATTCTCGCTTTCGTTATATGGGATTGCTTTGACTGTAACCTGCGATAAGTAGTTATATCCTTCCTCAGAATTCGGAAGCACTGTCTGCTCCTTTGTAGAAGGTGTAACTGTCTTTGCCTGTGGTTTGGCATCTTCCGTACCTGACATAGAACCTTCTACACCAAGCAGAGTAATCCCCTCTCGAATATTATCCGGAATGATTTTCTCTTTTTCTGCTGCCGAAATCCCAACTTTACCAGAACCATCGTGATGTCCCTGCGGAATGGTGTACTCTTCATCCTTTGAAGAAATTGTACCTGTCACAGCTCCGTTATTCTTCATGGTTCCCGTCAGTTTCTGACCTCGTACATACGCGGTCTTTCCCTGAAGAATTTCAGCAACAGCGGCTGTTGCATCAGAAGAATCTACGTCATATTCACAAGTACCTGTGAGTGCCCCCCCCTGTCATGGGCGGTAAAGCCGGAAAGAATCTTATCAGCGGTTACGGTATCGCCGGTCAGGTCGATCAGTGTCTCTCCACCATAGATTACTTTGTTAATAGCCATATTCTCTCATCCTCTCTTTTGGAAATAAAAAAAAGAACGGTTTCACGCTCTGTCCGCTTGCTACTCATCTTTATTTGCCTGCTTAATGATCTGATTTACATAGGTACTGAGACCGGCCATTAAAATTCCCTGAACAATTGCGATAAATATAGCCATTGCAATCTCCTGACCACTCCCTAATGGAGAAGTGGCCAAAACCCAGATTCCGCAAAGGACGATGCCGCCGGCACCGAGGATCAACGGAATATACTTGTCCTTGATTGCCTGAGTCTGCTTCAGACCCATACCGCAGAAGTAAAGGACAATCGCCACAACGATTAACTCAGGCTGCACATAGTTCATAATCTGTTCCATCATTTTAATTCCTCCTACTGATTTTCTTGAATATAGGTTGATTTGTGAATGGGCAACTTATTGATCTCCTGCATGACTTTCTTAGCTGAGCCATTTCCGCCCATCTCTTCATAGGGCTTGTAGAGATAATCGTGCAGATTTTCATATTCGTCCTGCGTGATCCATCCCCGCTCGATGTAGGACATTCCCAGATAGATAATTCTATCGTGAGCAAGACCAATCAGCATCTGCGTCCTCACATCTTTTTTCTCACTTTTCTTCTGGATATACGCCCAAAAACCAGAAGAGGCGACGACTGCACACACAATCGTCACCACCATTTGAAACCATGGTTCCATTTTAGTATCCTCCATAACTATTTGATTTTATCGGTTATGATCATCCTTTTGCTGATGATTGTAATCGACTTTTCAAATAAATCTTCATAGAGACCTATCAAATTTTTTCTTTGTTCCTTCGACAAAAGTTTGTAAAAGCTTCCCATCCAGCCCCGAAACATATTCTCTACATTTTCATACGTTATCTCCTCGTTTTTCACTTTGACGGCGAGTTTCTTGAGCTTTCTGCGCATCGTAGTAACCCGCTTCGGATTGATTCGCTTAATTACCTTTCCGGAATCTGTTAAACTGTATTTTATTTGCAGAAATTTGTACGTGCTGGAAATCTTCACAATTCGAGTTTTCTTCTTATTGATATGGATTCCATATTCTTCTGCAATTTGATGAATATGATCTAGCAGATCAAAGAGTTCTTCTTTACTCGGATTCATGATATACCAGTCATCCATGTATCTTCCATAAAACTTCTGGCTTCTTACATATTTGACGTAATTATCAATCCGATACGGATAATAAATCCCGATGACTTGTGATAGCTGGTCTCCAATATTAACCGACTTCTCCATCCACTTTTCGCCTGTCAGCTTTGACTCTGGAATGTTCCTATAATCTAACTTGTTGAAAGTGTCAGACATACATGTGGCATATTCCTCGTCCGTCATGTAAGAAACATCGATTTTAAATCCGTCAAAAATCTGTGTTAGCAACCAGTCAATGAATTCGTCATCATCGAACAGCTTTAACAATTCCCGTTTGGCAATTTCATGAATGATATTATCGTAAAACTTGGAAAAGTCTCCGAACAATATCCATCCTTCATTTCCATACAACCGATAGTATTTACGGAGATGAACTTCGAACCTGTCCCGCTGGTGGGAGATACCTCTTCCTTTAATCGAGGCGCAATTATCGTAGATAATATGCTTCTTCACTTCCGGAAGCAAGACTTCATCGCATAAGACATGCCGAATAATGCGATCCCGAATTTGAATACTAGTAATAGGTCTTACTCGGCCTCTCTCAAACAGCGTGAATTCCTGTGTCGGTCCATTTTGAAGGGTCCGATTCATCAGATCATCTTGAATGGAAAAGATATAACGAAGAAAATTCAGCATGAATTTCTGGGTAGTCTCCTTCCATTTGCTGGTTTTGACAGAAACCTTGTAAGCCCTATACAAGTTGTTGGCGTCACAGATAATCTCCTCATAGTTCATAAATCATTCACCGTGATAGCAATACTTACCGTAGTAAATTGCGTCCGGCTTTGCTATTTATCCATTCGGAAAGGACAATGTCTCCTTCTCTGTTGGTTAGGCAGAGAATCCGGACGAACTCCATTAGAGTTCGAAGCGTTGTTGTAGTTCGTATTGCCATTGTTATTCACATTAGCGAAATTAGCCGAAGAAACGACGCATAATTAGACATTACCCTCTTAACTGTGACTTGATTCGGTTATCTCGTTGACGCCACTTCTTTATCAATCCGATTTCTCGGTCGATAGCTTTAACATAGCGACTGTAGAGATTAACGTCCACTTCAAATATCTCAACGATTCGTTGCAGCTCTTTTAAAAGCTGCTCGCAGTTTACTATGGCTGTATTCTGATAATCTCTTCTTTGTTCATACTCGTGTAGCGTAGTTGGATAGATAGAGTTTGCTGCTCGAACATTACTGGTCAGCATAGAAGCCAACTGATCAATACGATTTTTGTAGTTCAGCATCAAATATCTATACCTTGAAAAATCTTCTTTCGCATCCTTTCCGTGAGCATATCTTACTCGGACAAGCTGATCCAAGTCTTTTACTCCGAAACTACGCTGCATGAAATCAATCAACATATCATGTAATTCGATGGAATATGTAATTGCTTCGAATTTAGATTCAGTCCGATCACTCACAAGAACACTCATGCATAATCCTTGTCTGTGATCTCTTTGAATTCTTCTTCCGTAATCCAGTTCTTTTTCACTGCATTCCGAACCCGTACTTCATTCCACATACCCAAATTGTAGTAGCGTTTTACCTTGCCGTAATTCTTGCTATGTTCCATAACTGTTTCCTCCTTTTATAGTTCGATTTCAGACATCATGGCAACATATTCGATATCCGACTGCATTTTAACAAAGGCCATCTCGGTTTCTGGAACATCCCGCAAGACAAACCAATATTTGTCATTGACCTTGATAATCTGGACAAGTTCCATGTTCATGTGAACTTCATCCTTTTCACCATCGTTGATTGTTACGATCGAACAATTTCCGTCAAAAACGGACTCATCGATTTCCGATGAAGATATAAAGTTATTACCGTTCAACCTCAAATTATCAAGAACAGTTTCATCGGACAGAGTAATCTTATAAATCTTATCATCCATTTTGATTCACACCTTTCATTTAGATTCTTCTTATTTTATAGCACAGATTGTTGTCACCTGCGTACGGTTTTCGTGGGGGCACAGGGCCCCCGGATTCAGACTAACCAATAGCGAAGACCGGACGAACCCCAAAAGAGTCCGAAGCGTAGCCGTAGCCCGCACCGCCATGGCCAGACACATAAGCGAAACCAGCCGAAGAAACGACGTCTCTGAGCCAGAACGTTGCGCGATTGGAAATCAGCTTCGGAACGACTGAAAACAGAGCAAGCTGGGTTTTACTAATGGTGTATCTATTCGGAATAATTGTTCCATTTCCAGACGGAGCAAAAACATGTGAACCGTACATCATAATCTCATTAGGAAGTTCCAAGGTCGAATCATACCACGAGCCGCCAGACAGATATCCATTCGTTACAGCATTTGTCAAATGTTCACGATGCGTAAGAATCAGATTGCCGAAGGCACTCGCTGCCAGAGTTTTCGCCTGACTCAGATTCTCCTTATACATTTTAGAACCAACATAGCCACCAGTTGTAATGTTGGTCTCGTTCATCTGTGCGTTGTAAAGAGGTTTATCCGGCATGATAACCAGATGGGGCTTGGTGAAAGCCGTATCGCCGCAATTATACCAGTAATCGAAATCCACGATTCTCCATGTATAGCTGCCGATAGACCAGTAATCTCCAAGGAAAAATCCTTTGAAGGTTCCGTTCTTGATATTTGCCTTCTGGTCTTCTGTAATAACGCTCCCCAGATTTTTTCCTCTGTAAATCATGCGGCGCTGCTCCTTCGGAACAAAAGCGTCCAGAATTGCAAAGAGTGCATCGTCCGCACCAATCGCTTTGTTCCCTGCTGCGGTGCCAATCAATAACTTATCATCCGCAGACAACGTATTGATTTGCGTAAGTTCCGACAGATTGACACCGGAAATGAAATCCTGAGAACTGGTAAGCCCAATCAAGGATTTAATAAAATCAGTCACCATAATTGTTTTGGTTCCATTGTTACCATCAATCAAGACGATGTTGCTTTCATCTAGTGTCTGGACCTTCTGATAATCCGTAATTTTCATCTCGATATGTCCTCCTTTTACCTAATACAAAAAATAACGCGGCCATCAATTGGCTGTCCGTTGCTATCCAGAATTAAGGAGCTGGAATATGCACGCGCCACAATCGGGTCCACGTTACTGTCAATGATAGTTCCTTCTGATGAATCGAGAAGATTATCGTAGTTCTCGTATCCATTGTCATAAAGATTGTTGTATACGGTGAATTCCGTCCGAATCCCCTCTACAATTTCTTCAAGAATTGATGTCCTTTTTTGTAACTCTAATATCTGGTTTGCCAGATTTGCTTCTACATCCTCCGAAAGAGTATCCTTCAACTGCTGGAACCACTCATCAAACAATGCCTGAGCATTTTCTCTCCATGCAGCCATTTCAGATGTATTATTGTTTGTGTACTCGTTAAACCAGGTCGCCCATAACTGTTTCCAGAAAGCACTTGTTTCCTGCATATCTGCCGTTTGAGCAGCATACCAGTCATTCCATTGTTTTTCCCATGCCAGATAAGATTTCTGGATTTCTTCCGTCTGGGCGTTGAACCATTTTGACCACTGGTCTTTCCAGAAAGCATTTGTCGCTTCCATATCAGATGTCTCTTTTTCATAAAATGCATCCCACTGGTCTTTCCACTGAGCAACCAAGGCGTCAATGGACATTTTCTCCAGTGGAGCTGTTACGAACGGACACTCCGATGTGCCAACAGCATTGTTGATATTTGCCTGACGGATGGATGTAACTCCAGAATTTACCCGAATATAGGCTAATGGATACTGCCAACGGTCGGTCGTGCTAATCATTGTTGGTTTCGCTGGATTAGTAGCTGGCGTACCTTTGATGATTTTAATCGCATTTGCACGAACGGATTCACGAGCATCTACTTCCAAAACAACCGCATCAATCCGATTTAGAATAACTTCCGACTGTGGTACAGTCAAAGGAAGCAAGGCGTCATTCAACGTCCATGTATGATTAAACCAAGCTCGGCCAATTCCGACATTCACCATCATGCCAGTAGACTCTTTCACCATCATAGCAGTCCCAACATGCTGCAAAATGCCGTCACGTATGATCCCGTCAAAAATGCTTGACATTTGAATGGCATCGTATCTCCGATCTTTATTCTTTGAGTTATAGAACCCATAAGTGACACTCATTTTTCTTCACCCCTTTCCTGCTATTCTACGGTAACGAATGTCGGATACGAGTCGAGTCCTTCTTTGCTCTGAGAGCGAATGAATTCCGTTACCCGAGCTTTCCCCTCAATTCCGTATTCATTCACAATCTGTACCATATCGCCTAAGAAGAAATCCTCTCCATATCGGTACATCCTCGTTGATTCAACCTTTCCCTCAAAGGATTTGGTTGCGATGTTCTCAGCCAGATTCTCTAAACCTCTTTGAGAAAGCTGTGCATTATACTCAGTGTCCGTCAAGGTTTCATTATCCACGGTCGAAGAAACATCCCTAGCATCCGTATAAAGCTCCCTTCGATTCAAACCTGTTCCGGCACCAGATGCACAAGCCACGGTTGTAGTCCTCCGATCAGCTCCTTCCCCCTCTCCGGCAACCAAAGTAACTGTTTTTAAAGTCTTCTTTGATTCCAGATAATTGGTATTGATTACATTCTCAAATTTTGGAGAAAAGATGACATATGGATTCGTAAACTGGTCGTAAGAACGATCTGCGCCTGCATAGAGCTTAAAGACGAACTTGTTATCATCGGACAGCTTGATTCGGAAACCGACATTCTTGGAATCGCACAGCTTTTTAATGGCATCATACAGATTGTCTCCGGTAAACTGTGCATCTACCGTCAGTCCGGTAATCGCCGGGTCCGTGGATGCCTCGAATATCAGTCCTTCTACCTTTCGGGAAGCATCGGAAGGATTGATGATATTCTCATCCAGCAGCTTTTTGATTCCATTTTGAAAGTTTCCGCTCAGAATCGTTTGCTTCCAAATAATGCGGCGCTCCAGAATGGATTCCAATGACCTTCCAGTGACCGTAAAGTGGTTTCCGTTTTCGGCATCAGACTCAATCTTTCTGTCCTCGACAATCATGGTCTGGTCGGATTCTTTCAGCCAGAGATAGTAGTCGTCTTTCAGGATTTCAAGAACAGAATCGTTAATGCTTGTATATACCTCGAAATCTCCATAGGCAGAATACCGCTCCGTCCATATCAGAGACTCAAAGGTATCAAGCACAGAAAGCATTTTCAGAAAAGTGTCCAGAACAATCAATTCCATAACTATACCCCCTCAAACGCTGTTCTGTTTTCAATCTTAAACTGCACATTGGTCGTTCCTTCTTCCACCACATAAGCGAAAATATTATCGCCTTTGGATAGCTGAAACCAGTCAGAATCTTTATCAAGGCAGTTTAAAATATTGGTGTAGATACCGTTTCGAAGAAGCGTAATTGATTTATCCCCTTTAATGGTGGAGATAATGATTTCATCGCCGGCAACCATTCCAGAACCGGTTAGCTGCTCCAATTTATCTGTATCAATACGCATTACCTCTCTCGTCCCGGTATTGTAAATCGTGATATTTCTCACATTTCCGATGGCATGAATGGTAATCACAACCCCGATCTCGGCATCACCGGAGTAATATACCGTCTGCTCGGTTTCATTCTTAATCTCGCCAAATTCAATCAAGGACTCGGTTAAAGATTCATTCGAAAAAGCGAACTCAAACAGAGGTTCCACTCCATAGAAGATAGTGGTATTAGTTCCATCCGGACCAGCAGAATAAAAATAAGGATCAGGACACACGATGGAAATCTGCGTCGTCTCATCGCTGCTGAAAATATCTGGTTCATTTGATTCCACATAACCATAAGTCTCACAAATACGATTATCTGTCTCTATGAGAAGCGTTACTTTCTTCTTTATCGGAAAGTATTTGTAGGAGTCATGTCTTGTGTCTTCAATCTGAGGATTAAACATCAGTTTCAGAGACATAACAATATTTCTGGAATTTACTCTTGCCGAGTTATACAGCGATCCGTCATTCGTAGAGATTTCTGTCGTGTTAATATCTGCTTTGCTCGGTCCCAATCCGCTGATAGATTGAACGGCGAACCCGGATTCCTCCGGGAACGCTAATTCAAATCTTTTTGATTCGCCCAAATAATTAGTTACAGTTACTGCTCTAATCATGTGTTACCCACCAGCCCTTTCATCGCCGAAAATTGATTCTTTGTCTGCCGATAAATATCAATTCTCGACAGAGCCTTAGGCGAATAATTGTTTTGCGTGAATTGATAGGTATTTCCTGTAGGAGAACTTTCTCCATTTTGAACTTCTATCTCGGAAACTCGGTCATTCATCCCAGTGCTGACAGATAATGCCTGATTTCTGCTAAACAAAGTATTCAACCTTCCGCTCCCTGCTTCTACGGCGGATAGGTCAAGAACCGGTCGAATGGTAGGCTGAACATCCATGTCTGCATCTACATAGTCTGCAATCCTGGAAATGATATCATTCAATCCATCAATAGAAGATCTGGCAATTTCCCGTCCAGCCTTTCCAGCCTTGGATACATTGTCAATCAACGCATTTATGAAACCGACTCCTGCAAAGTTACCGATTCCGTAAAAGCGTTTAGAAGGAGAATGCTCGTCCAATTCGTCTTCCGCTGCTTCAGCGGCTGCGGCTGCCATGGCTCTTGCTTTTGCTTCCGCTTTCCAAGTATTTTCGCTGATACCATCACAGAAACCATCGACCAAGTATGAACCGGCAGATTTGAACTGACTATAATAGTCTTTGATGGCGGTTACAGAGCCACTCAGCGTAGTTGTAAAAGCTGTTCGGAGTTCACTATCTTTGCTTCTCACACCGGCGATAAATTTAACCATGCACTCTCTACCAGTCGAGGTAAACTCCGCATATTTATTTTTAATCACCGTAA